TGGAACACCAAGCGGCCGGGTCGTGACAGGATATGGTTCTGACCCTGTTGTGGCCAGGCTGAAGTTCGTCCAGCGCGGCGTTGCGAACAGACTTGGGCACGTCAGGAATATGCGAAACGTGTTGTCGCCTGCGATCACTCCGCGCGCGACGTCAACCTGCTCGTTCCACGAAATCCACTGCGTGTTGAGCTTGTAGATCGTCTGGATAGCACCAGTGCGAGACAGTGTCTTGGTCAACGTGAACTGGCGCCACGACTCCAAGTCCCCAGACTGCAGGCGGCAGTTGGTAGCCTCTTGTGCGGCAGTGGGCGGCAATTCTCGAGCCGTGAGTCTCGGGGCCTCTCCACGGAAGGTTGGAATCGTGACCTTCATCCGCAGACCCCAGAATTTACGACGGTTGTTGTGCTATCTGGTGTTCCAACTGCCGCATACACCAGCGCGCCACCAACAACACCGCTTGCCCAGTCGATTTCGAACAGCGTTGGCATCGATGCGAAGGTGTTGGCCAGGGTCCATGTCACCCCGTCAACGGACTTGTAGGAATTATTTCCAATGCCGTATTCCCCGACATAGAAGATCCCGCCGACGTACCTGACGCGCCAGAATTGCTGCGCCACCGCATTCAGGGTATTGGTGAGGCTCCAAGTCGCACCACCATCGATCGAGTAGTAGAGCTTGGTGACTGATCCGGTCGGCACAGCAACCCAGACACCATTTCCATAGGTTATCGACGCGCATCCATTGTTGGCCGGCAGATCCCCGCCTGCAGTCCAAGTCGCACCGCCATCATCGCTCTTTGCGGTATTTAGCGATGCTGCAACGATCTTGCGACCGGCGCCGATTCCAACTGCGCTCCATGAATTCGACGAAGGCAGAGTCCTCTCTGTGTAATTGCCATCGCCCGTCGTCGTGTAGAACTTGTCTGTTGCCGTGCAGACGAGATTGAACAAGGCGCCATCGAAGACATACTCCGTTGGCGTACCGGCGAATGTGTTTGCAGGACCTACGGTCCAATTGATTCCGTCGAAGGAAAAGATTTCCTTCTGGTTGCCAATGGCTATGAACTGCGTGTTGCCAAATGCGAGCATTCGGCCACGCACACCAACATCAGCACCAACACCACCGAGGCTTGGGAAGGTTGTTGGTGAGACAGTCCACGTCGCCCCATTGTCAGTCGAATAGATCGAGCATGGAAGTGATGCGCCGAAGTCGGTTCCGAAGATGACGAACAGGTCAAGACCAAACGCGACGGTATGCCATGTACGGGCGGATGGCGCTGTACGCGCCGTCCATGCTGGACCATTGAGACAGATTGGTCCAACAGAAATGACATTCACCGTGATGACGTGGGAGTTCTCTCCGACGCCTCGGGTAACCAAGACTTTGGTCGGATCGGCAACAAAATCAACGACGCGAGCTCCGCGGTCTCCAAGCGCAATCCCCTCATCGCGCCATTCGAGCAGCTTCGGAAACGCCGCCGCCGGTGCTTTCGGAAACGTTGTCAGGGGCGAAATGACAAACGTCATTGTCAGCTCACCGTGACCGTGATGACGTCGGTGGCCCTGGTGGCCACGACGAATGCGCCGACAAAGTTGACGACCGTTGCGTCTGGTCCGCCAAGGTTCACGCCGTTGAATTGGAACTGGATGTACTGAGGCATCGTCCCCGGCGCAACCTCGGGCTGGCCTCCACCGTTCGGCGCTGGGGTGATTTCGAACATCGATGCTCTCCTATAGCGGCAGAATCTTTGTGTGGACCGCGGCGTTTGGTTGGCCGACTCTGTCAGTGACCTGCGCGCCAGGGTTGTACGCCCTCTGTTCGCTCGATGCGGCCCTGTTCATCCAGTCGCGGAAGAACGCCAGCTGCACATTGGCCTCGCCTTTGTCAGTCCATGGCTGGTTTGGCAGTTTCATCAGGTACGCGAGCGCTCCGGCCTGGAAGGCGTAGTCCCAGCTCACAACAAGACTGTCGTCGATCGAGTTCGAGCCGCGTTTGGGCTGCAAAAGAACCGACACGGTCAGGTTGTAGATCGCATCAGGCGTTGGATGAAGTGCGAACTGGGCGTGTGGAACGTATTGGTAGAGCTCGGGTAGCGCATGGTCGAGAGCGGGATCCCAGTTGCCAGAAAACGATTCGGTGACCGGGTCCCACTCAGTGACGTCCTGCACGGCCATGGCCTTGATGCCGATGATTTCATTGAAGGTGTCGCTGCCCAGGCTGTAGAGCTGCGTGGCGGCCACTGTTGCGCCTGGCACGGTGGCCTTGTACCAGTGGCTGTGCGCGCACAGACGACGCACGGCGTCGAGATAGGCCTGCACAAGCACGGGAGTCGGGCAACGCGGGACCACCTGGGCCACCGGAGCAATCAAGTCGAGGATCGCAACTTGAGTCATCACGCACCGCCGGGAGTCTTGGCCTTCGGCGCCGCACCGAGTTGGCCCTGCGTTGAAATGCCAAGAGCCGCCTTGCCGGCCTTGTCGTAGAAGTCGGACTTGACCATGTCCTGCTTCGCGCTGTTGTGAGCGTAGGACTCGGCCAGCGTGAACGCCTTCAGGGCCTCTTCGTATTGGTCGCCAAGATTGATCGCGGTGGCGGCAGAGGCTATTTCGGTGGGGATCAGCCCATACAGAGCCCTCACTGATCCAGTTCCATCGTTGGGTGGGTAGACGTCGTATCGAATCGGGCTTCGCGGATCCTGCGTCCACTCCTGAACGTCTTTCTCTTGCGTGGCAATCGGCCAGAATCGATAGGCCTCGTCCAGCAACTCCCTGTCGACCAGCCTGGCCCGCCGACCGGACACGACGTTTTCGTAGAGGTCGAAGATTTCGGTTGCGCCGGCCGGCATCGCCTGGTGCACACCGGCGGCGATGCTCAGACTGGCCAGCGTTGTGAAGGCGGTCGGCTTGAGAGCGCAGATCTTGCGTTCAGCGGCGTTCAAATTGGCCAGCAACTGCGCCGCCGACCATGTCGCGGCCGCGGTATCCATCAACGTGAACCGCACCGCATTGATGATGACGCTGGCCAGCATGCTCAAGCCTCAGTCGACTCGCCGCCACTCAGCATGGCGACAGCATCCTGGGCATCGAGGAACCGCAGTCGCAGGTTGGTACTGTTCAAGCGCGGGTTGAGGACATACCCCCTGCGATCACCCTCGGCTCGGACGTCCTCGTCAGTCATCTGTTCGAGCACTTCGGCCGTCGTGTTGACGCGGTCGATGATGACAAGATCGGTGTTTGTTCCAGCCGCAATCTCTCTGGCGTCGAGTTCCGGTAGATCGATCCTCGGTTGGTCGTTGTTGACCAGCCTCCACACGTCGGGATGCGGGGCCAGTTTCGGCCACAACCTCTTGGGGTACGGCTGCACGTCACCTTTTCCGTTCCATACCGTCGCTGTTCCGGCCCGGCAGTCGTCCTTCGAGGCCCGATCACAGACGAGCTCGACGTCTACCATGGGTTCTTGCTGTTCCATGCTATCTCCTCGAGATGGGGGGCCCGCAGGCCCCCCGAACCGCTTACTTCGGACCCAGTTGGTTCACCGTGGCGATCATGTGAATTTCCTGGCCGGTGTTCGTGCCGGTGCCTGCCGTGCCGATCACGATTTGGATGTAGACATCCTCCTCGAACTTGATCGGTTTGAACGCGCAGTTCAGCCGGCCGCCCGCCTGGCCGGTCGTTTGACCGGCTGCAGCGAAGTAGGTCGTGCTGGCCACCAGCGCCGATGCCGTATTGACGGCCCGATACCCCACGCCGAACACGACGTCGGCCGCAGCGCTGATGTCGTCGATCTGGAGCGACAGATCGCACACCTGCGCGCCGGCAGGGATGAGAAAGTCGATCGTGTCGGCTGCGGCCGGGTTGGTCGCGGTGAGGACGTACTTGTCGGTGATGCACACCGCGTTGCCGTCCACGCGCATCATCTGCGGGATGAGAGCTTTTTGCCCCTTGAGACTTGCCATGATGGAATTCCTTGAAGTTGAGGAAGGTGAGACGGGCCTTTCAACCCGTCAAAGGGTTAGGTCGCGCGCTTCTTGACCACCGAGTCGATCACGCCAACGCCGAAGTCGGTCGGCTCGAGGTCACCGTTGGAGTTCGGCAGCGACCAGCGCAACTTTTGCTCCGAGCCGATGATTTCGCCCGCGAATTCGAGGTTCCGGCCGAAGTTCGTCCGGTTCTCGAGCAGCGAGTAGGTCTCCTCGGAGGTCTGGTTCGCACCGGAGGCGCAGGCCAGGGCCTGGGCGCCAAGGAACAGCGAACGCGACACCTGATGCGTCGTCGACAGGCCCGCAGCCACCGTCACGTTGGTCTCCGTCGCGGTCAGGCGGTTGCCGACCGTGATGTGTGGGACCAGCGCGCTGGCGCTGAAGCGGATCGCCGTACTCATCTTGCGCATCAGGATGCCGTTCCAGAGGATCGGATTCCCGCTGAACAAGGGGTGAGCGCGAAGGTTGCCGTACTCGGCACGCTTCATGGCGTTCTGCTCGAACGTGCGGACGTTGTTGCCCGACGTGGTGTCGGTGAAGATCGCGTCCCAGACCAGATCGTCGACCAGCAGCAGGCCCTTGATGGGCTCGTCGCCAGCAGCCGGGTCGCCCGGGATCATGATCGGCGCCATCTTGGTGCCCATCTCACCCCAGATCGCCGACAACTCGTCGATGCACGACAGCTTGAACTGGTCGGTCGTGAGGACCGAGGCCAGTTGAGCGCCACCCTGAATCAGGGTGCCGGCCGAAACAACCCAATGGCGGTTGTAGGTCGGGGCCTTGACGGAGTTGATGAGGATTTCAGCGAACTCCGGGTCGCTCGACAGCGGGACGATCCAGTCCGTGCCGTCTTGCTCGCCGCGCGCGCCGGCCATCATCACCTGGGCACGCTGCCAGCGGAAGCGCGGCATGCCGCCCTTCAACTGCATCAGCGCGTTCTGGCGCATCGAGTGCGGGGTGCGCTGCTGGGTCATCTTGCCGCCAGCCGACACCGGAAGCGTCGACATGTCGATCTTGATGTCCTGCGAGCTGTACTTCAGCGCCGCGCCGCGCCCTTCGGCATCGACGTCGCCCATGATCGGGCGCAGCTTGACGACGTGCGCGCAGTCGACCTGCACCACATCGCCAGGCCCTTTGGAGAGCTCGTCGACGCGGACAATCGGCATTTCGGTCGTGGTCTGCTGGCGAATTTTGCGCATCGCTGCGTCTTCGTCTGGCATCGGTCCCGTGAGCATTCGCAGGGGCGTCGGTTGACGCACCGCCATTGCCGCAAGGGCCTTGGAATACTGTTTGTTCGCCAGCGGCGAGCCGCTGGGGATGCTGGTGGTTGACATGTTCGGGAGTCCTTAATTCAGGTGGTGGATCCCGCCTACGATGCCGGAAGGGATGCGATGATGTCTTCATCGGTTTTCCCGTCCCGGACCATCTTGTAGTAGTCGGGAATGGACGATGTTGCTGGCGCGGAATTGCCTCTCAAGTCTCCAATCGCAATCGGCGCGGCTGCGGTCCTTGCGGACGCA